CATCTCCAAACCCGCCATGGACGCTCTCCTCTCCGAAGACGTCCAGGCTGGTATCGAGGTAGATGCTGACCTTTCGCTCCGTGAGGTTGTCCTCCCCCTTCAACCAGGAGCCTCCACAATACTCGCAGACCTCGAAAGATTCGGGGATGTCATACGTGGAGACGTTCGAGAGATTGTGGGTTTCTCCCGAACCTCCACGGGCGAGTATCAGGGTAAGACCCATGTCACCGCCAAAGAGACTGAAGTCGTCCAATGGGCTAACCAAATCCGTATCGACGAGCGTCGTGACATCGTCGCTGACCTCCTTGAACGTATTATCCGTAAGATGAACCAATTTATCTTCACCTACTGGACCCAACCCATGGTCCGTTCTGTCGTCGGTCCAGATGGAGCCCGTTATTGGATTAAATTCACACCTTCTGAAATCCGTGGTGAATTCAACGAACGTGTGGACCCCACCAACGCCGTCCCTGTTGACCGCCGCCTGAAACGTCAAGATGCTATCGAAATGGCGTCTGCCTGGGCTAACATGAATATGGGGCTTGTCAAAAGTGGTCAGCCAGCTCCAGCGGAATTGCAGCGTTATTTCTTCTCCCAATTCGATGGTATTGACATAGACAAGGTATTAGCCCAAGTGGGTGGAGGCTCTCAAATGATGGCTCCTGGTGTAGGCAACAATCCTGAACAAGCCCTGCCGCCTCAAGCGGCTGCCGCCGCCATGGGTCGTAACATAGGGAGAATGGTATAGATGAAGCGTACTATAGCAGCTCATATTTGCCCTAAACATGGTTTTCAGCATGGTGATACCTGTTCAGAGTGTATCTCTTGTGAAAGTACCATTGCGTCTCCAGCTATTTGTACCAACTCCTGGGTCCCAGGATGGTATGAAAATATAGCTCCAGAGCCTATTTATATTAGGGATAAGCGGCATCTATTTGCGGAATGTGAAAAACGCGGCTGTTTGGCCAAGGCATTTATGAAACCCAAATCCCAAGGTATGGGTTGGGAACACAAAAGGAGGTAAGATGGTGAAGAAAGCGAAGATGACAGCACCGACATTGGGAACCACTAGTAATATCCCAGTGTCAATAGTATCAAGCGACGTGACGCATCCCAGGATGCTCCTGATAGAGTTTCTTGGTGATACTCCTAAGATTGTGTTTAAAGGTGAGTGGTCTATCAGGAATCTTCTGACCATTAAACGATGTCTCTCCAGAGAATTCAAGCTCTATCGCAGAGACCTTATAAGAACATTAGCTAAAACAAAGGGGTAATCAATGAGCGATAATACTAAGGTACCACCAGCAGGCGAAGGACAAGGAGCTGCAGCGATTGATTTAACTAAATACGTCCCGAAAGAAGATTTCGAGAAGACCAGTGCGATGGCCAAGGATTTAGAGGCAAGACTGGATGATGCGAAGTTATCTCTCTTAAGTCCTGAGTATCTGGAGTTTATGGAATCCAAGAAAGCTGCTAAGGTAGAGAAGAAGATAGAGTCTAGCATCGACAAGTTATTAGATTCTAAGGATGTTGATAAACTCTCTCCCAGACAGATATTAGCCCTATCCATAGATAAGGCTAAAGAAGCCGTCGCTAGTGAGCTTCTTCCCCAATACCAAAACCAGATAAAGTCCCTGGGACAGACATTGTCCGATGTCCTAGCTGTTCTGGAACTCCAGGAAGTCGAGAAAAAGTATTCCGACTTCAATGACCACAGAGACGATACGAAAAAGATTCTCGAAACTTCCGCTACACCTCTTACTATTGAACAGGCATATCTTTTGGCAAAGTCTGGAAAGATTAGTTCTACAACTCCTCCAACTGGAACGGAGAAACCTACGGGCGGTACCCCTCCTGGTTCGATGCAGCCAAAGACCTTCAAGAACAAGAACGACGCCGCCGAAGATGCCTGGAATAGTGTAGTTGGTGCTGGCAAGGACCATATATAGGAGCCTAACATGGCAAATCCAACAAGAACAGAGACGTTAGATGACATCTATACGTCTTAACCATTAGGACCTAACGACAATGAAAGTGTTATTGGATACGGATAGAGCATACATAGCGGGTATAGTAGATGGTGAAGGTTGCTTGGTGATACGTCATCAGAATAGGCAACGTTCCTATTATCCTATTATACAAGTCTGTAACACAGACTATAAGATGGTAAGTTATCTATTTACAGTTACTGGAATTGGAATTGTCCAGTTCTGTCAAGGTATTGGCAATAGAAAGGACCATTATAAATGGACCATTGCCAGGAAAGATGACGTCTATTCTTTGCTTGATGCTATGTCACCTTACCTAATAACCAAGAAGGAAAAGTCGTTCCTTTTGTATAAGCTCAGAGAAATCAAGTCCAGACCATTGATACGTAAAGGTTTGGTAAAAGGCAGGCTTATAACTTCCAATGAAACTATTGGGGAGTTGCGATTGTTGTCTGCAAAGATGTCTGAGCTTAACTTTCGTGGTCGTTTAGCAAACGGGGTGAATTCGGTGGACATCCAGAACGGACAATACCGAGCCAAGACAGCTGATGTGGTGGCTGTAAGGTGTGACGGTCAGGCTTGAAATAATAGCCATTAGCTCCCCGCCCGAAAGGGATGATATGACCTGAGCTTCGTAGGAATACGAAGAAGCTGGAAATAGAAAGCCAGCGATAACAAAACTGACGTGGAATAACCGTAAGTCGGAAGTGACGGATAATATATTCACAGCTACACCGACTTACAAACTGCTAAAAGCTAAAGGCGGTATTCAGCTGAATGGCACAGGCGGAAGGTATTTAGAAATACCTTTAGCATATGCCAAAAATGAGACAGTTACCAGCTTGGATAGAGGAGATACCATCTCCATATCCGACACGAAATTCCTGACGGTAGCTCAGTTTGAATGGAAGTTCGTGGCAGGTTCCATCGTTCGTTATTACAAGGACGATGCTCTGAACAAATCCAAGCAGCAGCACCTGTCTCTAGCCAACGCCAAGATAGACAACCTCGAACGCTCCATGGTTGATAAATTCGAGACCTTCTTGTTCGGCGATGGCACAGGTAACGGCAGCAAGGACCCAGATGGTCTGGACAATCTAGTTGATATTACACCTACTACAGCAAGAACAGTTGGTAATATCGCTCAGACAACTTACACCTTAATGGTTGACCAAGATGGCTATTGGTCATTTTTCCCACAGGGTGTCATTTAAGGAAACTTATATGAAAGAACACAACAAAATGCTGGAAACTCTGGAGAATACAACAGTACCGCAAGGTGAAAATCTGTTGTTGCAGACAATCAGCAGGGATGTCGCTAAGTTAGCATGGCTTGCGGGGGCATACGAAGGCGAAGGTTGCTTTGGTATGTATATCTGCAAGGGGCACAAAGTTAAAACGAATCACGGGCGTGATGAAGTCCAAGTTAGAACGGTTATAACGCTTGTAAATTCGGATGCTCGTTTTATAAAGAAGGCATCTGAGATTCTGTTTGACTTTCGTGTAAACTTTTACTTCTGCCTTCGTAAACATCAGCAAACACGTAATATGCTGGAGCTTACAGTAGAAGGAAAGGGAAACTGCAAGAAGCTTATAGGACTACTTACACCGTACCTATATAGCAAACTTGACCAGGCTAAGCTAATGTTTGATTTGATTGAGTATCGTCAATCTCGTAAGGAGGGTAATAAGTCTTATGATATTATGAAGGATACACGGCTCCTTCAGAGCGTCGAATCGCTCAAGTTACTCAAATCTAATCTGGTGGACCCCTCAACGACTACACGATGTGCTTCCCAGCCGCTGGGAATGAAGATATAGTCTGAACTGCATAGCGATATGCAGATAACAAATTGGGTGGCAAAATAAACAGGCTACCTCTACAGGTGCGGCATCTATCTACTTGCTCTCTGATATGAGAACCCTGTTTAACAACTGTTCCACGGGTCAAGCTACAGACATACCTGACATGATAGTAACCACGCAGACAGCTTACGAACTCTACGAAGACGAGACATTGGAACAGAAACAGATAGTTAACGCTAAAACAGGTGACGCTAGCTGGACTGACCCGATGATTACCTTTAAGGGAGTTCCTGTTGTGTGGTCGAGCCAATGTGCTTCGGGCAGGATGTATTTCTTGAACTCGAAGTATTTTGGTCTCAATGTCGACCCTGATATCAACATGACTGCTACCGAGTGGAAGACGATTAACGAAAGTGGAGTCGTCTCTAAATCAACACTAATCAAAGGGAAAAACCTCCCAGATGGCTATGATGCTGTAGCCGAAGCAGAGGCAATCCTCAAGAATCGGGAGTAAAATGGATATTAAGCGAGAATTAAAGGCAGCGTATTTGGCGGGAGTGCTGGATAGTGATGGTTGGTTCACTATACATAGAAACTCGAAGCCTTCGCTTGGAAAGCATTTGGTCAATCCTTGCTATTCTCCACGAGTGGGTGTGAATCAGGTAGAACGTCAAGCCTGTGAACTGGCATTAGCGATGTATGGTGGCACTATACACGTTATAGACTATTCCAAAACACAAAATAGGTTCTCCCAAAAGCCTATGTGGAACTGGAATAGTAACGCCGATACTATCGAAGTCATGCTTGAAGAACTGATACCACACCTTCGTATAAAGGTGCAGCAGGCAAAAGTCCTATTACGCTTGGTAAAGGATATAAGAGTCAACTTCCGTGGTGGGAAATATAATCCTCACCCACCAGAAGTTATAGCCTTTAGGGAAAAGCTGTATTGGGAATTAAAGCGTGCTAATCACCCCGAACTTGCAGAGACTAAGCGTGTTGACCCCTTTATAGGGGATGCAATAGTCCAATCTGCACAAATGGAAAATGTGCAGAGTGAGGCAGAAATGTCCTCACCCGTCAGTAAATGACGAGTAATAAAAACGTCCGAACCAACTCGATAGAGTCATGCAGATAGTTTGGAAGGGTGACCTAATCGCATCTCGTAGAGCGTGTCTGGGTGTCCTGACTTCTATCAGTGCGACATAACTAACTCCTGAGGAGCAAGCCAATGTTCCTTGTGAGCCAGCCTAAAAGGCAAAAGGAGGCTTCAAATGAGTGTTCCTAGTAACGTTATAAGTATTCTGAATCCGACTATTCCCGTAGACCAAAGTATCTATGAGGAATCTTCGACTCAGAAGACTCGTCTTGGTACACGATTACAGGTTGGTGATAGAGTGTTCTACTACGCACGGCTCTCCACATCAGCTAACGTAGCAGCTGGAGATGTTCTGTGCGCAACAAATCTAGTAGCTTCTCATCAATCTGGTATCGTGACTTGTGCGGCAGCAACTACAGGTGCTAGCACTATTACAGTGACAGCTGGTACAGCCTTTACAGCTAACCAATACGCTGAAGGCTATATTAACTTCGCTGATAGTGCTTCTGCTGGCGGTGGTTGGATGTTCAGGGTTAAGTCTCATCCAGTTATAGCCACAGCGGCTACTGGAACTATCACCTTGTATGATTCCATACCAGGGACGATAGCGGCTGGTCCAGTAAATTTCATGCCGAATCCGTTTAACCAAGTGTTAGTTGGTAGTGCGGCTCTAGGGCTTCCGATAGGTGTTGCCCCTGTAGCTGTTACTACATCTAACTACTTCTGGCTTCAGACTTGGGGGCCAGCCTCACCAAGGCATACGGGTGCGACGGTTGCCGCAGGTGCATTATCTATGGCAACTTTGGGTGGTGTAACCAACTTCTCGGTTACAGGCACTTTGGCTGCCACAGGTTTCGCCCAGATAGACTACAAGAGCATTATCGGAAAGAACCTGAGCTTAGCCGCTACGGCGACTGAGTGTAATCCAGTATTCTTGATGATTCTGCCGTAGTGCAATAGATTCTGGAGGGGGTCTAGGCGGCTCCCTCCAGAATTACTTGGAATATGCGATGATTTATTCATTTACCAGACACCTACAGCGATATGAGTATGTAAGTGAGATGGGGTATTTGGATAACAAGCACGTGTGCGACGTAGGTTGTGGATATGGACAGCACCTGACGGTATTTTGCAGTCGTGCTCTAAGCGTCACAGGCATAGACCCGTTGATAGAACATATGAGAGGGCATTTATACCTAGTTACAGTACCACCGAATAAAACAGTAGAACAGGTAAATGCTATGTTGAAGTTGTATCCATGGAGCATCTTTGAGGTATCAGGCTCTCACTTCGATGTCATAACAGCTATCGAGGTCTTTGAGCACGTGGATGCGTGTAAGTTCATAGACAAGATTGCTGCTCTATGTGACTATGCCTTTATCACTACTCCACTAGCAAAGGTAACTGGCCCCACAAGGAATTCTGGGCACATAGCTGAGTATTCAGATAAAGATTTTGATACCCTCGTAGGTCAACAGTTCGATATCTTATCAAAGAAGTACCAGTACCCTGATTTGGCCATTAAGGACACAGGAGAGCCTATTGGCTGTAGTATGGACCCTGAACATATTGTTCAGATGGTATGGTGTAAGCGAAAGATGGAGGTTGCAAAATGAGCGAAGATTTTACGCTGCCAAAAGTAGATTACCCTAAATTGGATATGCCTGAGTCACCTGCGACAGACCGTCCTAAAGATGTTCCTGTACAGTCCTGTGATGGAGTAGACGCTTCCATGAGTGCTTATAGCGGTGTTTCTCCAGTACTACCATCAGCTGATGGCAGGCTTCGTATTATGATAGGTATTCCCATACTCAACTTCTCATTTGAGTTCGTCAACAGCTTTATTAAATTCTGGACCCAGCTCTGCATCATGGAACCTGTTGGCGGCAAAAAGCCCTTTCAAGCAGGTTATCACTTCATGTACCGTAAACCAATCCACATGGCTGAGGTTGAGCTTGTAAAGATAGCCCAGTTCAATAAGTGTACCCATATACTGTTGATGGATGATGACATTTACGATGTGAACCTATCCGATTTACAGAAGTTAATTGACGCTGACAAGGATGTCATTGGTGGTGTAATGCACGCTTCTCAGTTCCCATATGCCATGTGTGTCTTCCGTCGTTATGACCCCAATAAAAAGGTCATAGATATGCCAGCTGATAACTCCATGTTTCGTTTGTATGAGGTCCCCTGTAACTGCACCAACTGCGGCTTTGGCCTATCCCATTGGGACGCTAAATTCTGCCCCGTCTGCGGTGCCACCCAGGATAACTTGATACAGAAAGCGGACCTGATACCTTTTCCCTTTACCCTAATCAAGTTGAGTGTCTTTGACAAAATCAAGAAGCCATGGTTCCATTGCACCGAAGGCTACCCTACCGATTCATGGTTCTGTGACAGATGCCATGAAGCTGGTATACCTATATATGCTCATATGGGCATACGTTTGAACCACAATGGAGTAACTGACCTAACCAAACCGTTTATGTTCAATATGGAACTTGAGAAGCGACGTGTCATCAATTCAGGAGGTCTGGTACCAATTACCGAAGCTGACATGGCGAAACACCAGTTCATACTGCACCAGAAGATGATGGAAGCAGAAGAAAGATGTAAACCTAAAATATCGTTTGTAGAACCAAAGAAGGAGGAAGCAAATGAGCGGAAGAGCGGTAGCATCGTTGAGGATGTTCGGGTCGAGGAGGGCACTCCGATACCCAGCTAAAGGTGTGGTTGTACTCACCAGTGGGGCCCCTGGCGGCACAGAATCCACCAAAGGTGGCTGTGTGTTTCTCTCTTCAGCTACCAATGGTACCTATATCATTAGGTCTACTGGTACTGGTGTTATAGGAGTAGGTCTGATAGTCTCCACATCCACGATAAAGTAACCTAGAAGAGGCGGTGTGACATGGCTAATACCACTGCGTCCACTCTTATAACTACTTGTCTGGACAACTTGGCTAAGGCTGGAGCGTCTACCAGTAGGTCTGGTGTGACCAATACTACCATGGCTATTACATGGTTGAATAATGCTATCCTGTTCCTATCCAGGAAACATGATTTTAGGGACTTAGAAGCTACCTATTCAGCCTCTACTGTAGCTAGTCAAAAGGGTTACTCCACTCCTACTAACACCAGTAAAATCTATGCTGTCACCATCCAGGATGACACTAACTCTCGTAAGTTGATTTGTATAACACAACAACACTTTGATAAGGTTGTTCCTCGTCCTGAAGCCTATACCACAGGTAGACCGACCTGGTATATAGAATTCGGTTCCCATATAGATTTATATCCTATACCAGATGCAGTTTATACCATGTATATGAGGGTATATTTGTCACCTACCATCGTAACAGCCACTACCGATACCATCTCATATACTCCAGATAAAGATGATATCATCGCAGCTTACATGACCAAGGAAGCCTTTCAACACTACCAAATGTTTGAAGATGCCTTGCTCTGGAAAAAGGATTTTGACGAGAAGCTAAAGTATGCCATACTTACTGATGAGGAACAACCAGACAATCCTCCTGTTGCTCGTGGTTTTGACTCTAATCGTGCTACGCCAGAGATAGGCGAGCCTTGGAATTCACCATTTGTCTGGAGGAGGGCATGAGTTGGACGCTCTTGACAAATACTACAACACCTTGGACAGTTTTAGACGCTCCCTCAAGCGTTACTGGACGTGTTTTATACGCTGGTATGTCTATGGGGTTACTACTGGCACTAACATACAATACCAATATAATAATAGGTTGGCCTGATGTATCCACAAATACTACAACATGGACATTGGTGGCTACCACCTAAAGGAGAGTTTCTATGGCAGATAATGTGTTGATAAATACTGGTACAGGTCCCACTATAGCTACCGACCAGGTCGGCACAGCTCACTACCAGGTTATTAAGATAGCCGTAGGAGCTGTAGATACAGCCTCCCTTTTGGCATATGGCCCACAGAATATGACCAATTCCATCCCTGTTGTTATAGCCACAGACCAGGCTACTGTAACTGTTAGTGTCGTCGGGACTCCCGTGGTCACAGCCTCTCAAGGCGGAACCTGGAATATAGCGACTGTCTCTACACTTCTTGGAACAGTCTCCGCCAATGTTGTAGCCTTTACTCCTGGTGGAACCCAGAATGTAGCTGTCGTAAACGCTCCAGTTGTGACTGCCTCTCAGGGCGGTACGTGGAATGTCGCTACCCTGACCACACTACTAGGTACTATTGCCATCTCTGGTACCGCATCATCCATCCCAACAGGTACCCAAGATGTCTCTTTAGTCAACACCCCTGTTGTAACAGCGAGTCAGGGAGGTACTTGGAATGTTGCCACGGTAACTACCTTGTTGGGTACAATAGCCATCTCTGGAACTGCCTCGTCCATTCCTACAGGCACGCAGGATGTCTCGTTAGTTAATACACCAGTTGTGACAGCAAGCCAAGGCGGAACCTGGAACGTAGCCACAGTTTCCACTCTCCTTGGGACAATAGCTATTAGCGGCACCGCTACTATAATACCGTCAGGAACACAAAGTGTATCCGTAGTAAACGCTCCAGTTGTGACAGCTACTGTATCCAATTCCGTTTTGATGATATCTGGTAGTGGATTGTTATTAGGAGCTACTACTGGTGTCGTTGGAGCTTTTGTAGCTACCGCTCATGCCAGTAGGTTTAATGGTTACGCAGTATCTACCACATCTGGAGCAGCTGCAGTTCTAGTCACATCTGGCGCACATACAATCTATGTTACAGACTTGCTTTTCTCTGTTGATGTTCCCATGAACATAGACGTAAGAAGTGCCACTACCGCTAAGGCAACTGTCTATTTGGCTACCAAAGGAGGTTTTGTGTTTCCTACCAGAACTCCAATAGTTATGAACTCTGCTGAATCCCTGACGTTTCAACCTTCTGCGTCTGGCTCTTGTGCTGGATATGCAGCTGGATATACCGTAACATAAGGAGTAGGTAAATGCCATCGGACCCTACTTTATTAGTTCATTGGAATGGTACAGATGGACAGACTTCTTATACAACTGAGGATGATGGAGCAAGGACAGTTACTTTTGTTGCTAATGCACAGCTTGATACCGCACAGCAAAAGTTCGGCACAGCTTCTCTTTTGGGTGATGGGATTGGTGATTACTGCACTGTTCCAGCCTCAACTGACTGGACTTTTGGGACTGGAAACTTTACGATAGATTTCTGGGTAAGATTTAATGCTACCGCTGCTACCGCAATTATAATAGGTCAAGGCACGGCTTGGGCTAATTTTTGGGGGCTATTTCTATCGGTCAATGGAACACAACTTGAGATTTGGGTTAGAGATGGAAATGTTTCAAGATTGAATTTTTCTGTCCCTTGGACACCTTCAATTGACACTTGGTATCATGTCGCCATTGTAAGAAATGGAACGACTTCAGGAGATTGGTTCTGGTTTGTGGATGGAACAGCTTTAACAAAGACTTTGTTGGCTGGAGGCTATGATGCGTCTTTTGTGGATTTAGGGGCTACCTTAAACATTCTGGATGGCTACCAGAGTAACGAGCCTTTGAATGGGTGGATAGATGAGTTACGTATTGTCAAAGGAATAGCAAAATGGACATCGAATTTTACCCCTCCCACATCTGAATATGGGGCTGCTGCTCCTACTGGTATAATGACGGCCAAAACAAGTTACTGGGGAGATTTATAAGGAGGATTTATGGCACTTGGAGACGGTTCTGGATGGAACGAAGCACTACCAGATAATACTACAGTAGCTAATCAGATAGATGATTACGATAGAGATTTACGCTTAGGCGTCCGTAGTCGTATGGCCATTGAACATATATGGCCTGCTTCACAGACTGCTACAGCTCAAGCTGGGTATCATACCCTTATAACCTTTCAGGCTCAGACAGCTGCTCCTACTCTAGTAGCCAGCTCTGGTCAAGTAGGTGCCCTATATGTACAAACCAATTCCTTATTCTTTGAGAATTCCGCTGGCACAAGTACCAAGATACTTTCCGCCACCAGTAAGATAGATGCAGCTAACATCGTAGCTGCTGCCGCCTTACCAGCAGGTGCTGTGGTACAAGTAGTTAACACTCAAACTGGTGCATTGGCCACTGGAACAACTACAGTGCCTACTGATGATACAATTCCTCAAAATACTGAAGGCGATGAATATATGACTCTTGCTATTACCCCAACTTCTGCTACAAATAAGTTAAGGATAGATGTCAGTATAAATGTAGCTACAAGTGTATCGGGGGGGCATACTTTAACAGCGGCCCTGTTCCAAGACTCTACAGCTGATGCTTTGGCGGCGGCTTCAATGGATACAGAATTGGCAAACAAACAACGACAAATTACGTTTACTTATTATATGACATCGGGCACAACTTCTTCGACCACTTTTAAAGTAAGGGCTGGAGCAGGTTCGGCAGGAACAACTACTTTTAACGGGGGTAGTGGTGGTAGATTTATGGGGGGCGTAATGGCTTCGAGCATAACCATAACCGAGATTCAAGTATAATGTCCAGACGTGATATAGCAATAGAAATAGTTGCTCCTATACTAGGGCTTAATAAGATGCAATCAGCTTCCATGATTGACGCTAGATATTCCCCTAATGTACAAGACTGTAATATGTTCTATGGAGTTGTCCAAAAGGATTATGGCACATCATTATTTGCGACAGGCACCGTTGGCGGCGTAACTGCCCCTAACTTGCTGTATCAGGCGGACTTTGTCGGTAATTCCACACTTCAAGCCTTTAATGGTACTTGTATGTATCAGTATGGTACAGGCACCTTTGCTGCGGATTCTCCTGTCTATACCGCTACCTACAGCGACTACTGGAGTGTTTGTATGCACAATGATGCCATGATATATGGTAATGGTAAGGGACTGCTCCAGTATAAAACAGCCTACAACTCCACAGGTACTATGATGGGAGGAATCAACTCAGGTTCTTATACCTCCTGGATGGTAGTTAGTTTCAAAGAACACCTCAACTTATACCATACCGTCGAGGCTGGCAGCGAGAACTACAAGCGTGTACGTTGGTCCAAGAGTGGTTTATTGGCTTATGCCTCAGCTGATTGGTCTGGCGGCACATCTGGCTTCCTCGACCTTCAAGATATGGATGGTGCCCTGATGGCTGCTCACAAAGTAGGCAATGGTGCGGTAGCCATTTATGGAGAGAACTCTATCCATATACAGGAATGGGTAGGCGGCGGTGATGTCTATCGCTTTACCAAAGTCATAACCAATCTTGGTATACCCGCTCGCAGAGCCGTAGTAGCTAACGACAACGTCCACTATATCGCTACCCTAGACAATATCTATGAGTATTGGGGGGGTAGAGATATCAGACCTATAGGAGATGCTATCAAAGCTGAATATGTCGCTAACATTAGTAAATCCAATGCGGGTGTTATGTTTTTGCAGTATGTAAGGGCTGATGATGAACTACGTGTCTATATCCCTACTGGTACATCGACTATGCCTGATACCTGTTATATCTGTAAAGTAAAGAATGAATACGCTTGGTATAAAACAACTAGGGCGTACACCGCCGCAGGTGAATTTAACCGTCAGTCCAACATTACCATAGGCGACTTAATAGGCAATATCGGAGCCCAGAACTGGCAGTTTGGTGATTACCGCAACCAGTCTGGTGCCAAAGCATATCTTCTAGCCGATACATCTGGTCGTGTTGTCCAAATGGACAAGACCTTATACTCTATAAGCCTTGGTGGTACTTCTACCGCTCAGAGCTTCGTCTGGGATTCTAAGGACCTCTCTAGTGTTAGTGATGTTGACCCCATAACCAAAAATAAGATGAACCTGTCCTATTACATGGATAATGAGACACGTTGGCAGACCCAAAAGGTTGAGCTTATGGGAGCTGGTTCTGCTTATCTGGCATATTCCATAGACGGTGGCAACACCTTTATCCCATTTGTCGGCAGTCCTGTTACTCTTACTGATACTTGGAGTATGTTTACACTAGATGTAGATGTAACCAATCCCAGTTATATGTATCGTATATCTAATAGCGGTATCAATGAGGTAGTACATATGCGTTACGGTAAGGTACAGTTGGTGCCTGGAAGTGAGGTCGGATGAGCCTGGAACTTCCTAACGGTCGTGGTGCTTTCCTGCCTCAGGTACCTAATACTATACAAGATAAGGTTATCAGGGAGTACCTTATACAGGCAATAAGTGCTGTAGAAGACAATTTACATAAGCAGTTTGATAACAGCTACTACATCATCAGTACAGGCACTACAGGCACCTTCCTTGCTAGTGGAGGAGCTGCCATTACAGTCACCAATGGTATTATTACTGGTTTAGCTTAGGAGGTTATATGGGAGTTGATATAGGACAATGGTTCACCCCGCCAAAAAGTAAGACACCCTGGACTGCTATGACTACGGGTGCAACAAACAAAAATACTCAACTTGAGAGATGGGGACCTGTTATAAACTCAATAGCCTCGTGGATAGGTAACGCTATCTATCCTGGTGCAGGGAGCGTTGGAGGTGCAGTAGGCGGTGCCATTGGTATGCAGGGGCGTGAAAAAGGCTTTCAAGGCACTGATTATGGCTGGGGTAATGTTATGCCTACTGTTGAAGGTGCTTGGAGTGGTTATAACGCTGGAACTCCTTGGGGAACATTTGGCAACGTTCTTTCAACAGGTGGTTCTTACTGGAATGGTGGAAAGAACCCTATTGGTGGATACAATACAGACTATGATAGAAGTAAGGACCCTAAAGGCAAGGACTTTGACTTTAGTGCTTTGGGGTCCAGGATTGGCAGTGGAGTAGGAAGCTATTATGGCGGCCCTGTTGGCAGCAGAGTAGGTAGTATGGCAGGAGGTAAAATAGGGAGTTCATTCTCCGATATGACTACTAATACCACAAAGAGTAACGCTGTTAAAGGTACCAGTAATAAACTTACCCCTGCACAAAGTGCCGCTTTGTGGCGGTACATACAGAACAATCTTGACAGTAGCTCCTCTCCAACATACGCTGCACCATCTTTTCGTGAGGATTTGCCGCCAACTTATAACCTAAACCTGGTAGACTCTAATAACATGGCCAATATGCTTAGGAGGTATTGATATGGCTGGGACATTTGGATTTGATTTCAGCAACTTATTTGGTGGTGATAAAGGAACTACTGATATGGGAGCATACTCTGGTAGACCTGGTACATATCAACGCTTACAAACACTTACCCCAGAGCAACAGCGTTTAATGTCTCAAGTTGGTAGTTATTATTCTAATGCCTTTTCTGGCGGGGGTTTTCCCCAGTATACAGGAGAGTATAACACTCCTATTACTGGTGGTGAACAAGACCTTGTAAGACAAAACTCCAGGTCTAATGTCCTGGCGGAAAAAGGTTTTGCCCCACTTTTGAGCGGTGAATTCCCAGAAGACTATTACCAAAAGTCTGTTTACGCTCCAACAATGAAGTCTTGGCGAGAGGATATATTACCTGAGTTGGAAGAATCTTATGCTGGACCAGGAGGTTATTGGGGTTCGGCCAGAGCAGGTGCCGTTGGAAAAAGTGCCCGAGACCTTTCTGATTATCTTACCTCTACCAGAGCTGATTTAGCCAACAAAGCCGTCCAGTACCCTACTTCTGCTGCTCCTGCTTACGCTAATTATATGGGAGAATCCGCAAAAATACAATCTATACCAAGGGCCATTCGGGATTATGGCTTACAGAAACAATATGAGGAGTTTGTTCGTACACGTCCAGAAAGTGCTGCAAATATAGCTGGTGCCACGAGCTTCCTAAATCTTAAAGGTTTTGGGTATGGTTATGTGCCGCAGAATCCTACCACCTCAAGTATAGGAGGTGGTATGGATATTCAGTCTATGCTACCTAAGATTTGGGATACTTTAAAGGGCTGGTTTAATACAAAACAAGACGCAGGTACTGGTCCTATGGAGGCATATCCTAGGGACGATAGTCCTTATGATTATAGCAGTCAATTATCTCAACCTAGCTCTTACGATACCGACTTTTATAGCAATCGGCTGTCACAACCTAGCCTATCCCCTGGAAATGTTGATAAGTATGATTATTGGTCGCAGATGGGCTTTTAAAGGAGGTAATTAAAATGGGTGACATGGTTGTCTTGGGACGAGAAGCTGTAGATGACAGAAATAATGTGCAGCAGAATTATACCGCACGTCAGCAGATGTATGCAGATGCTGAGTATAAGGCTCATCAAGCGGAATCATATGCCCTTCAAGCTAAGGCACAAGCTAAACAAGCTGATACCGAGGAGAAGAAGTATGAGCTTGATAAGTCAGCTAATTTAGCTAAGTTGATGTCAGATAGTTACAAAATGGCTGTTAATTTTGCTACCGAGAAAGCCCCTAATAATTCATATACTATCAACCCTCAAAAGTATCAGAAGGCGATGCAGAATTTATTGGGTTCTGCTATGGCCAAATATCCAGAGATGATTGGTATGTTGGATGAACTATCGAAATCCAGTCCCACAACCCTTTCTGGGGAAGAACAAAAAGATTTTGCTGCGGCTAGATTTATGAACGCCAGTGCAGAAGATTTAGCTGGTACAGGAGGAGGCTCTTCTGGTGCTGCTCCTGAGGGTGATATTATGTCCACAAGTAGAAATAGGATATTAACGGGTCGTACCTTTGGTCCTACAGGAGCTACGTCTTCTTATGCTTATCCAGAGGCTGAGTCTCAAGTAAACCGTGCCAAGGCAATAGGGACACTTCAAGGGGAAAAGGCCGAAGGCAAAACTATCAGTGACCAGGATGTAGGTAATCTAACGGATATCCAAAATGGTCTTGACGGTCTTACAGCATCCCTTGATGCAGCACTTAGCAACCCCAGGTTTGCCGCTAAGATGGGGCCCTTTGGCGGCCCCGCAAGGGCAGTCGCTGGTCTTGTGGACCCAGAGTTTCGTGGTTTTCAGAGTGTTGCTCGTGATGTATTCTCCCAGTATCGTAAGATAATCACAGGTGCTCAAGCCTCTAAACAGGAACTGGATTGGTTAGAGACCATACTTGGTAAGGTAGAAGATACCTACGATACTTTCTTGGTAAAGAATTATATCCATGCCAGACTGGCCCAGAAACGTCTTAGCAATAGAATACATACACTTGGAGTCAGTGGACGAGATACAAGAGGATTTGAGGAGACTCAAGGAGCTATTGGTGCCCAATTGGAGAAGGTACAAACCGCAATCCAGAAACGTGGGCTAGATGTTAATACCCTTATCGGCAGCTTGAAGTTACCTGAAAAGGATACAGTTATAGCCAAAGGTATGGCTCGTGGATTGACTTATGAACAGTCCCTAGCAGCCTACTACAAGTTCAAGAGGCAGTAGGAGGATTGATGGCATCTGCTAAAACAATTGACCAGTTCTTGGACGAAGAAGTTACCAACGAGAAACAGGCTGTCTTCACTAAAGATACCACCGATGCGGTAGACGCTTTCGTAAATGACCTGAAGTCTGGAAAAGACTCTATCAGTAGTGGTGGACCCAAAGTTCCGTTACGACCTACTAGATGGTCCGATGTCCCTAAAAGATTCTTAGCTCGTGGAGTATTCCCTGAAGATAGCGGTCGTCGAGAGTCCTTGCTTAGGTCTATGGGTATAAATCCACTACAAGATATCCAGAGCAACACCTTGAATCTCCTTAAACCTGAGCCATATGCTGATGTAGCGGAGATGACCGCTCCTATAAGTAAATATGGTATGGCTGCTATGGGAGCTTCAGCTGGCAGCCTCGTTGGAGCTCCTGCCTCTGTCGCAACACTTAATCCAGCTCCTTCTTTTGCTGGTGCGATATTGGGTGGTGCCGCTGGGTATATGTTAGCTGACAAGGCTTTTAGGGCCGCTGTTGGTGGTTATAGCACTCCAGCAAGCGATGTAGAAGCTGCTCTTATTGGAGGCAGCTTCCCAATTACAACTCGTGCTATAGGAAATGTTCCTGGAATAGTAAAAGACCTTACTACCGCTTTTGGTGGTACCAAAGCAGGCAAGAGCCTTGTAAAAGCCTTTGAAGGTCTTAAAAGTATCGGTGCCTGGATAAAAGAGCATGAACTTACGAAGGTTGCCAAATTCTCTAGGGAAGAGTTGACACAATTAGAAGCTCTAGACGCTCCTGGACGCAGTTGGCGATTCGCTGTAGCCAATAAAGACTTGGTTGGTAACCGAATAACGGACACCATAAGGGATAAGGTGCTGCCTTCTATAAACCAATACTATGATGATATTGGTGTTGAATTGCGTACAGCAGCAGGTCACATTATAGATGACCCTATGAATCGTATTGATTTTAGCTCCATCGCTCCAAAGATAGTGGAAACTCTTTATGATTACACCACAGGAACAGGTAAGTTGACGAAAGCAGAAGGTGAACAACTGGCCAGAATGTTTCAGAGGTTCTTTCCCAGAACTAAAGGGAAAATGGATAAGGCACTTCCTGGTAAGTTGAGCCTGCGTCAGGCGTATGACGGACTTAAAACAATAGACAGACAATTAGCCAAATTCTATGCCGCTGCTGGCGAAGCTAAAGAAGCTCTAAGCCCGCTTGTTGGTGCAACTATGAGACTCCGTGGTATGGTTACAGGCTTCATAAAAGAAGCCTATCCCAGCATCAAGGAACCCTTTGGAGTTTATGAGGGAAAACGTGTTATATGGGAGACAGCTTTGGAGCACTTCGGCAACGCCACTAGAGCTGGTAACTTTGTCTCCAATAGCTTATTAAGTCGTCATTCCACAGATGTGTCAGCTAATCGAGCGTTTCAAGCTATAGATGCGGCGACGATTGGAAAGAATAAATTCAGGACCAACTTGATGCAAAACGTCGCCATTGAAGGGCTTGGAAAAGAAACCTCTCCAAGTGGTTTCAGTGCTGGTATCGTCCCTAATCTGGTTGGTTGGGGGACAGGTGCTGTAGGTGCTGGTATTGGAGGAACAGTAGGTGGTCCAGCAGGAGCAGGAGCAGGAGCTGCTATTGGTTATGGTGCTGGACGAGGTATCAGTTCCCTATTACAGACACCTTTTCTATCCCGTAGTCATGCCGCAGAAACCTTAGCCAAACTAGAAGCCTTTAGAGATTATCGTGCTAGAGTAGCTGGCGGCGTCGCTAAGACATTTCTATCTGTTCCGCCAATGGTAAGAAAGACAGCAGCCTATCGTATTATGGGAAAACCTGTATCAGATGCCATAAAAGATATCTACGAAAGATTCAGCATCAAAGTAGACGCAGACACCTTACAGTAACAAGCGAAAGGGGCATCATGCGACTAACAATTATAAGCGATACTGGTTTTGGTCTTGGTTTCAGCTCTATGTTGGAGTTCGACGGTCATGCTGTTACCAGATGTTCCGTCGCTTCGTCAGAGCAGTCTTTAACAGACAATCTACCCGATGTCCTGATAGTTGATACCCTTAAGTGTGCCGTACAAGCGGAAGAAGCCCGCAACAAGGGTGTTAAGGTCATCGGAGCTTCTAAGTGGTCTAATATACTAGAGTCTAACATAGACTATAAGAATAGTATCATTAAGGCTATAGGGTATAATGTAGTTACTGATACCACCAAAGGTATAGAGGTAGAAGTAGTGAGCTGGTTCAATGGCAACAACTTTATAGCAAAGTTTGTGGCTTTTAACTACCCAAAGCTGCTAACAGGCAACCTGGGTGTAGATGTGGTCTCCGCTGGTTATGTAGCGGTCTTTGGGTATGAGAAGTCCGCTCTTGTAGAAAACATCCTACAACCACTAGAGAAGTTCTTACGCAAAGTTGGGCATCGTGGCGTATTCTCT